GACAGTTTGCTTCGATGGTTTAATCTCAATCATATATTTTTTGATGCTTCCATCAGACTCTTTAACCTTGATAAGAAAGTCTGGAAAGTATCTGTGAATTCTCCCATCTAAAGGTGATCGATAAGGGATACATTTTTCCTCAGATGACCATTCAATTATTTTTTCGTTGGTGTCGCAATATACACAAAACTTTCTTTCCCACAATGATCTATAGATGATATTAGTTGGGTCACCATTATATTTTTCTGGATATGATGGTTTATATTTACCTTTATATGACATCTAAATACTTAATAATATAAACAGTCGTATAAGGTATTTAGAGTGGCAACACCCCGCAGAATATCTGATATTAAGCCATTGATGACCAATCTGGCACAAACTTCTCACTATGAGGTGAAGTTTGGTACTCTGCCACCACAGTTAATGTCATATCTCCGTAATAAAGGTATTAACTCTAGATTTATTGCTGAAAGTGCAGGTCTTCTCTGCTATTCTGCTGTTCTTCCAACAACTACATTAGGTTCTTTCACGGTTGATGGAAACTTTATGGGTGTTCAGGAGAAGTTTGCAAACTCTAGAATTTATTCAGAAATCACTCTAGATTTTTATGTTGATAGTGATTATCAAATGCTTAATTTCTTAGAGTGTTGGATGGAATTCATTGCAAGTGGATCTTTTTATCGTAATCCTAATACACCTCTTACTGGAGAAAATCCTCCAATCAACCAAAATGTAGATGGGTATTTTGTAAGGATGCAATATCCCAAATATTACAAAGCAGATGCTGTATCCATTGTTAAGTTTGATAGAGATTATAGAAGAGAGATTGAATACAACTTCAGAGGACTATTTCCTCTGAATATAAGTTCTATTCCAGTTTCTTACATGGCATCCGATGTTATGAAAGTGTCTGCTTCTTTCCAGTATGACAGATACATTGTTGGAAAGGCAAATTCATTCAATATCTTTAATGGAAACAACAATAATCTTAATCCTCTACAACCACAAAATACACCATCCGCTCCACAGTCTGCAGAAGATGTTTACAGAGCATCTCAGGAAACTTTCACCTTTGGCACGCAAACTAATCAAACAATTCAGACTGCATCAGAATCTTTATCAGCAAATCCATTATCTACGCAAGCAAACCCCGAAACTCTCTTCTAAATAATTTTAACTGAAATTCTATAGGTCATTATGCCTTTACCAAAAATATCTACACCAACATATGAGTTGGAAATTCCTTCACTGAAAAAGAGCATTAAGTATCGTCCATTTCTTGTGAAGGAGGAGAAAATTCTAATTATTGCGATGGAAAGTGAAGATCCAAAGCAAATTGCCGAAGCTGTTAAGAATGTAATTGGAAATTGTATTATCAGTCGTGGAATCAAGGTTGAGAAACTTGCAACCTTTGATATTGAATATTTGTTTCTGAATATTCGAGGAAAATCTGTTGGAGAGTCGGTTGATATTTTAATTACCTGCCCTGATGATGGCACTACACAAGTTCCTATGAGTATCAACTTAGACGATATTCAAGTTGAATTTGATAAGGAGCATTCGAGAGATATTAAACTTGATGATAATCTAACTCTGAGAATGAGATATCCATCAATGCAAGAGTTTGTGAAGAGTAACTTTGTAGTTGGAGAAGAGATTTCTGTTGATGACACTTTTGATATGATTATTTCTTGTATTGAGCAGATTTATAGTGAAGAAGAATCTTGGGCAGCATCAGATTCGACTAAAAAAGAATTGAAAGAATTTCTTGAGCAACTCACTTCTCAACAATTCAAAGACATTGAAAAGTTTTTTGAAACAATGCCAAAACTTTCTCATACAATTAAAGTGAAGAATCCAAATACTGGAGTTGAAAGTGAAGTTGTCTTGGAGGGTCTAACAAGTTTTTTCGCCTAGCGATGATGCATGAGGATCTTGCATCATATTACAAGACAAATTTTGCCCTTGTACAACATCATCGATGGTCTTTAACTGAACTAGAAAATCTTATACCTTGGGAAAGGGAAGTTTACATTACTCTTCTCCAACAATATATTGAAGAGGAAAACTTAAAAAATAATCAAAATTCTTAAATTATCTTATTTTTTCAACTTTTATAATGTCTTTATGTTTTTTTCTATTTCCTAGATAAACCATATGAATATTTCCACAACTATAATTATTTTCCTTTGCCCAACTAGGCAATCCACATATTTCTATCGTGTTTCCATTTGAGAAAGTAAGTTTCCACCAGTTTGCCCTAGGATGTTTTTCGCCTAATTGTGCATTACTCATTTTTTCTCTGGTTTCTTTGGATGCAGATTTTCCATAATTATGATTTTTTTCTCCTTTCTGTGCATTGCCTATTTTTTCTTTATGCTCCTTTGAGAGAATTTTATTTTTGTTTATTTCACTCAAATTTAATTTAAATTCTAAAGAACGAATGGCACCACTTGATCCTTCGCCCCCGCTTGTTTTATTAAGAAGAATACCTGTGCCTAAATCTTTTCTACCAAAGACATAAATCATATATTCTTCGTGATTAAATGCTTCTTTTTCTGTGAGATTTTGTTTTAATATTATTATTCTAGATTTATCTTTTGGAGGCTTTACATCACTCTTTTTTCTTTTGTGCAGTCTATTATTACTTCCTTTACCAATATAATATGGTGTTTTGTTTTCACGCAAATATGCGTAAGTGTAAAATCTTTTAAGATTTTTCATTGTTACTCTAATCTGGTGGTTATTGCTATTTATACAGGAAAAGCACCCAAAGGTGCTTTATCCCAACCTGAAAAGAACCACCAGATCAGGTATTCATATTTATCAAATAAATAACTTATATTGAAGAAGAAACCCTGAAGAATCAATCGAATGGATAGGGCAGAAGCTGGTTTAAGAGCACAAACAGGCGAAAAGCCAAGTGGTGGTTACTATACCAGCTCGGAAAGAATTACCCTACAAAAATTTTCTCTTGGTAGAATCACTACATTACCAAGATCAGTTTTTGGTGGTCGTACAGTAGCAGGTGGTGGGGGTGGTACCGCTGGCGGTGGAGCAGGTGGCGGAGGAGCAGTTGCTGCAGGATCTGCGATTGTAGTAAGACCACAAACAAGTTTAGTAGATAGGGCACAGACATTACAAATACAAACAAACGCACAATCAATTGGAGGTCTTCAGCAGAGTCTTGATGTTATTCGCGTACAAGTAACTGAATTAAATCAAGGAATTCAAAACACTGCAAAACAACTTCAAGCAGAAAGTGCTTTAGAGCAGAATCAACTTAAACAAGAACAAGAAGCAGAAAGAAGATTAGCAGAGCGTAAAGTTCGTCTTGGGAAGGAAAGTGAATTAGAGAAAAATATTCAAGCAGCATTAATGAGACCGATTGCTAAACTTCAGCAAACGGTTACAAGTCTTTTTGACCGAATAATGGGTGCCTTGACGACATTATTCTTTGGATGGTTGACAAATCAGGGGATTGAAACCCTAAAAGCACTTGCTGAAGGTGATACTAAGAAACTTGAAGAGATTAAAAACAATGTCATTAAGAATGTATTATTTGCAATAGGTGCTTTTGCTGCTGTAAATCTAGGATTCGGTCTCTTAATGAGAACCATTACTGGATTGACTCTTAAGTTGGCAAGTTTTGTTGCTAGAATCGCTCTGGCACCGTTTAGATTAGCAGGTGCTGCAATTGGAAGACTACTTGGGTTTGGTGCTAACGCAGCAAAAACAATTACAAGACCCGGTGGAAGAGTACCTATTACTACCAGTGGTGGAAAGGTATTGGGTGCAGGTAGTCCAATGTCAAGATTTTTGGGAGGCGTTAATAATATAGGAAAGGGCGCTCGGAGTTTTTTAAAGGGTACTGGTAGTATTGCTTCTAAAATTCTTACTCCATTGGCAATTGGTGTTGGAACTTATAGAATTTCGCAAGGAGACATTGTTGGTGGTTTATTATCTTATGGATCTGCAATTCCTGGTATTGGATTAGGATTTGCTGGATTGGATGTAGCAAGAGAATTTGGATTTGGAAAGGGCACATTCTTTGGCAAAAAAGAAGACCAACCAACACCAACAGCAGCACAGCCATCCGCACAACCAGCAGCAACTCCAGCACCACCAGCAGCACAAGTAGCAGCACCATCACAACCACAAACACCTGCAATACCATCAATGTCTGAAATGACATTTGGGGTAGATACTGCAAATATGCTACAAGGTCCAGCACAATCACCAACACAAGAAACAGCACCTCCATATGGCACAGTAAATCTTGAAGGTTTACTTCAAGAAAAAGCACCTGCTGCAGATATTCAAGCACCGCCAAAACCAAATACACCTGTTGGCACTTTACCTGAAGCAAAACCAAATATTATTATGGCAGGTGGTGGAAAAGATAGAACCCAGACAATGGTTTCTCAACAAGAACCTTTAACTGATGTGCCATTTATACCATCTTCAAACACTGATAATTTCTATGTGCTCTACTCACAACTTAACTACAATGTGGTGATGTAATATGGCAGTATCAGCACCAGTTAGAAGAGTAATTTTTACAGCAAATGAATCTAAGAAGGGAGTTGCTCAAGGTAGAGAGGGCATAAAAAACATAGGGCAAGTCATTCTAAAGAGAACTAAGGTTAAGAGAGAAGCATTTGCCCAAACAAATCTCTTCAGAAAAAGAAGAGAAGAAAGTGAAAAGAGAATGATGCTTGAGGATGAACTTGAAGCGCCTAGAGTTGCTGCTATTCCAACAGGCGCTCAACAGTTAGTAGAAAAAACTGGCGCTAAAGGATTTTTTAACAGAATTTTAGGATTTCTTGGTTATCTTGCTGCTGGTTGGTTGATGAATAATCTTCCAACCTGGATTGCAATGGGTAAAGAGTTTATTGCAAGAATTCAGAAAGCGGGTGAGATTGTATCCGGATTTTTCAATAATACAATTAAACTGTTTACTGGGGTTGGAAGTCTTTTAAGTTCTTTAGGGCAAAACTTATTGCAGTTTGATTTCTTTGATACATCAAATCGTGTGAAAAATTCGATGAGTGAATTGAATAGCACTATGGGAAGTCTAACTGGACAAATTGAAGAAGCGTTTAGTTTATTAACAACACCACTTACAGAAGGTAAGTATAGTGGTGAAGAAATTCCTGAAACAGGAACACAACAAACCGATCAAGGTGCCTATCAAGAACCACCTCCTTATAGTGGTAGTGCTCCTTCTTCTGGGGGAACAAAATACCCAGAGTTAGCATCCTTAGTTGTAAAAGGTGAAGGTGGAATTAATTCAGTTAATAGGGGCAATGCTGGCGATACTCCAGGTGGTGCGAAATCTATTTTTGGTAAAAACCTAACTGATATGACAGTTGGTGAAATTATGCAAGCTCAAAGACAAGGTAGAGTTGTTGCAGTTGGTAAATATCAATTTATTCCTTCCACTTTATCTGGTGCTGTCAAATATACCAAAATTCCATTAAATGCTAAATTTAACTCTGCAACTCAAAACAGACTCTTTGATTACTTAATTGATGTTAAAAGACCGGAAATTGGTGCATACATTAATGGGAAATCAAATGATAGAAGAACAGCTGTTCAACAATTGGCAAGAGAATTTGCTTCAGTTGGTCTAGAATATCCAGAAGCAGGCAGAGTTCGTGGGCAATCTAGGTATGCTGGTATTGGCAGAAATAAAGCTAGTATTTCACCAGAAGCAGCAGCAAGTGTTCTTGATAAACAAAGAAGGGGAGGTCCTGCTCAACTTCAACCATCAAAACAAGAATCGCAAATACAACAAGTTCCTGTTGGAAATGTGAATCCAACAATTGGTGATAGACTTGGTGCTGGAAGGGGACATAAAGGAGTTGATTTGCAAGTTAAAATGGGAACACCATTAAGAGCAATTTCTGACGGTGTTATTGTCGATTCTGATTTTGAAAAAGGTTGGGGAAACTTTCTAGTAATGAAAGATGATCGTGGAATTTATCACTTGTATGGTCATATGCAATCGGGATATAAAAGGGGAGGTCCAGTTAAAAAGGGTGAGGTGATAGGAAAAGTTGGTATGACTGGTAGAACATCCGGACCTCATTTACATTGGGAGGCTGGAACTGGATGGAATGGGGGGCAAGTAACAGGAAGATTTGATGCTCTCAGTAGATATAGTAAGTTTGCCCCATTTAATACTCAACCTGGACCTGGAGTTGTATCAGCAACACCAGCACAAATCGCAGCAGCGCCTCAACAGTCACAAACAGTTCCTTCTGCGCTTACTCCAGAAAGAAGAGGGCAAGACATTATAATTGTAGACCAACCAAGACAACAGCAAAATATTATTACTCCTGCTGCAAGTGGTGGGGGAGCAGCACCTTCTCCAATCAGTGATTTTGACTTGTTAAATAACTTTATCAAGAATAAACTTCTCCTGGATCTAGCTTACCTATAATGTCAATTCAAAAGTCCATTTACGAGCAGTTAGTTTTAGAGTCAAGCGATCGTAGTAGGACGATTGACATCTCAACAGGTGCGATTGCGATTGACTATTATGAGGATATTTTTTCACCAACAATCACAGCGAAAGTTAAGGTTATCAACACAGGAAACACAATTGTTGCAGAAGGTGGCACAGGAAGGCAATCAATTTACAATGGTCTTCCTTTAAGAGGTGGTGAAAGAGTTTTAATGAAGATTGCAGGAAACTCAGAAACTAATCCTGGATTGGATTTTTCTAAAAGAGTAGAAGATTATTTTTATGTTTCAAGTATCAGTGATGTAATCTCGGAGACAAATCAAGAAAGTTTTACTCTTCATCTAGTTTCAAGAGAAGCGATTACCAATGAAACTGTGAGAGTGGGTAAAAAGTTTAAGGTTGATAATTCTATTAGTGATTCTGTAGAAGACATCTTAAAAAATTACCTTAAGACAAATAGAATAGGAACTATTAATAAGTCTTCAAATAAGTATGGATTTATTGGAAATATGAGAAAACCTTTTACGGTTTTAGTTTGGTTGGCATCAAAAGCAGTTCCTGAATCTTCTGGAAGTGCAACTGCTGGATTTTTATTCTATCAAACTCAGGATGGATTTCAGTTTAGGTCAATTGATGACTTAATTAATCAGGAGCCTAGAACCGACACAAATGATAATAGAGTCGTATTTACATATAATCAAGTCAATCAGGCATATGATGAAAATAATAATAAGGTAAACAACAATTTCAATATCCTTAACTATTATGTTGAAAAGAATCAAAACTTACTTGAAAAGTTAAAACTAGGAACATATGCCAGTCAAAGAATATTTTTCAATCCTTTAAACGGATCAATAACAGGTCCTGGACAAGATGTTTTCAAGTTTCAAAATTATTCCGATAAGACAAGTAATCTTGGCAGTAAAATTAAACTTCCGCCATTATCTGAAGGAAGTGAAAAAACTCTAGGTGACACACCAACAAGAATTATTACTGGAATTCTTGATGTCGGCACCTTAAACTCTGATATCTCAACCGATGTGAATGCAGATCCTACAGAGTATCAATCACAATCTTTAATGAGATACAATAGTCTATTCACTCAGACATTAAATGTTGTAGTTCCTTCGAATACTAACTTGAGAGCAGGTGATGTTGTAGAATGTCAATTCCCTAAAATCACACAAGCTGATGAAAAAGAATATGACACTGAAACTAGTGGTCTATATATGATTAAGGAATTGTGTCATCACTTTGATGCAAATAATTCATATACATCTATGAAATTAATTAGAGATACTTTCGGAATCAACAAAAAGGCATAATAAATGATAGACGAATCACTTCTTAAAAGTCATTTTATAGGTAGAGATGGTTTCCGTTGGTGGTTAGGGCAAATTGCACCTATAGAAGCGTGGGAAGAGCAAGCAAATGGTGGTGGATGGGGATATAGATATAAGGTTAGAATACTTGGTTATCATCCTTTAGATGTAGCAGAACTATCAAATGATGATCTTCCTTGGGCACAAGTGATGTTTCCAACCACTACAGGAAGTGGTGCTGCAAAATATGCTGTAAATCCAAAAATAAGACCAGGTGATATGGTCATTGGATTTTTCTTAGATGGTGATAATGCACAAATCCCAGTTATTATGGGAGCACTTGGACACACAAGTGAGTGGTCTACTTCTGGATATACTAATCCATTTCAACCTTTTACAGGATTTACAACTAATATTAAAAATCCTGGACCAAGTGGAAGAAATTATGCAGATCAAACAAATGAATCTACAAGAGAATCTCAAAAGACTCCAAGAGCAGTTCCTCCAGAAGTAGCAGCAAGACTTAGAGAAATATCTGCTTATACTGGTATTGGAAGAGAAGTTGTATTTGCCGATACTTGTGAAGATACAACAATTAAGACCATAAAATCTGAAGTTAATAACTTACTTAAAGATATACAAGAAACACAAGGAAAAATTGCAGAGTATAAACAAGCAATTCAGAATACTGCTGAAGTCATTAAATCTGCCGTGAATTGGATAGTCGGTAGAATAATGGATTCAATTTATAATTTCTTAGTTGGGGATGAAGAAAATCCTGGAATTATTCCAAAAGCATTGAAGGCATTATATATCAGTGTTTATGGATCTGTTTTTGCCGCAACTGGAAATCCTGCTGTAGCACACACCGCTGGTTATAAATCTAATGAAGTTTTTGTAATTCCAATTAAAATCTTAGAAGAAGCACTTTCTTGTGTTACAAATGCAATTGTTGAAGGTCTCACTACTATAATTGTACAATTATTAGAGTCTCTTCTTGAAAATGTGGATAGATTTGTAACTTGTGTAGCAGAGCAATTTATTGGTTCTTTAGTCAATACAATTGTTGATGCTGTTGCTGACGGATTATCTGCTGCCTTAGATGGTGTATCTGCACTTCTAGGTGGCGTATTCAGTGTTGTTGATTTTGTCACCAGCACTGTAGATGCAATTCTTGGGTTGGGAGGACTATTTGACTGCAATCAAAATAATACAAAGTGTGATGGAACTAAGGAATGGATAATTGGTGTTGGTCCAAAGAGCAGTTTAGATCCACTCGAATCTTTCAATAATATTTTCGAAATTGCAAATACGATTGGAGGTGTTGTAGGAGATGTAACTTCTGCAGTTGAAGGTGTTGCAGGAATCGCAGATGTTTTCTCAAATGATATTTTACAAGATGCTCTTAATGGTCTAGGAGAATGTATTCCAACTTTCCCAACAACTTGCGGATCTCCAACGATTAATATTTTTGGTGGAGGAGGATCTGGAGCAACTGCATTTCCAATTCTTGGAGTTCCATCTCCAATCAATAATACAATTAATAATGTAACACAGACTGCAAATATTATTGGTGCTGTAGTTACAAATCCTGGATCTGGATATCGTTTCTCACCATTTGTTGAATTCTCTGATAGTTGTGGATTGGGATATGGTGCAAAAGGTAGAGCAGTTTTAAATGATGCTGGTGAAGTGACTGCAATTTATATGACATCCTCTGGAGAAGGATATCCAGTAGTTCAGAATCAAGACCCATATGGTGTTGTTGATGTTGAAGTTCCGACGGCAGGTTTAAATTACTCTAGTGGTGATACTGCAATTGATAATTTTGGAAACACTTATAGTTTAACCATTGACAATGGTAGAATACTTTCAGCAACTCCTCTAAATATTTTAGAAGTTACAGACATTCCTGTAATTACAATCAATTCTGAAACTGGATTTGGTGCTGTATTAAAACCGATTCTTGGGTCCATTTCTCAACCATCAGAAACACAAAGATTAGTCGGAGATTTTGTAGGTATTAAGACATCAGTAGACTGCCCAACATAAGATGAATTACGAAGCAAGAGATTATATTAGTATAGGACCTAAGTTTAGAATTACTACCAATGATCCCTTAATGGGAGGAGATGGCACATCTGTTTATCATATGTATGCCTATACAAATGATAATGATGTTCATTTGCAAACCTTTACTGAAACTGGTGCCTATAAAATTTTAAATGACAAAGGAATTGAAATCGTTGCAGGAAACACAGGATCTGAAGGAAGTGTTGATATCTGTCTCACTGGAATGGGTGGGGATATTTGTATCACTGCAATGAGTAATGGAACTGTGAAGATTAAAGGAAAAACCGTGATGATTGAAGCAGTCGAAGATTTAGATCTCAAAGCAGGTAGAAATATTAACATGGTTTCTGGATCTGGAAGAATTATTCAGAAAGCAAACAAAATAGACCAGGTTGCACTTACTGGAAACGCAATTCTTGACACATTTGGTAAGAGAGCGTTTGCACTTTCTCCTGTTGGTAATGAATATATTACTGATGTATTTGTTGGCGGTCTAAATGTAATTGGTGCTATTAAATCTATTGTGGGAGTAGGATAATGTCAGCAGTTAATACACTATTCAGTTTAATTGGATTTCCTTTATTACCTCAAAGGGGAGAGGAAAAGTTTTATCACGATAATAGCACCTTTAATCAAAATGTGAGAATTACTGGAGATTTAATCTCCCAAAGCAATTCACTAACTCTTGGTGAGAAAGTTATTTGTGGTAATACGTACTTAGTTTTAAATCCATTAAACAGAA